TTCTTCTCTGGTCGCCGAATTGCCGAAGTTAATCGTCTTGGAAACTGCACTATCGGTATGGGCTTGGAAGGCAGCCTGTATCTTGATGTGCCATTCCGGAGCTATGTCTCGCGCCGTGATAAAGCAGTCTTCCTTGGCAAATTCAATCTCTTCCTCAAGGATAGTGTTGACAATGTGCTTCTTGATTGTCTTACTGTAATAAGGCTCTACTCCGGACGAGCAGTTGGCAATAATTGATAGCGTTCCGGTCGGTGCGACAGTAGTCACGGCCGCATTCCTCATTCTAATGCCTCGCTCCATATGCCACACGCTTCCTCGGTATGCCGGAAACACGCCACGGACTTCAGCGAGCTCGGTGGAAGCCTCAATAGCCTTCTTTTGAATAAATCCCATAATCTTGTGTACGAGTTGGACGGCTTCCTCGGTGTCGTAGTTTATGCCGAGCTTAATCAGCATATCGGCAAAGCCCATTACACCCAACCCAATCTTGCGCGTGGATTTGGTCTTGGTCTCAATAGCCGTTATGGGGTATCTGTTCATATCAATGATGTTGTCAAGGAAACGGACTGCAAGCTTCACCACATACTCAAGGCGCTCAAAGTCAATCTCCTTTACCTTTATAAAACGGCTTAGGTTTATGCTCCCAAGGTTGCAGGACTCATACCCTAATAATGGCTGCTCTCCACAGGGGTTGGTAGCCTCAATGACACCCATATGCGGTACTACGTTGCACCTATTCATTTCGTCAAGGAACAGGACTCCTGGCTCGCCGTTCTGCCAAGCGTGCTCAACTATCAAATCAAACAGTTTAGCTGCGTCAACCTCTTTCACCACTGCACCGGTACGGGGGTTGATAAGTTGGTGCTTGCGGTTGGAGCGTACCGACGCCATAAAGTCGTCCGTTATCCCGACCGAGATATTGAAGTTAGGCACTTCGCCACACTTTTCCTTTAATTTAATAAAATCCTCAATGTCCGGATGGTCAACCCTAAGGCAGCCCATATTCGCCCCGTGCCTCACCCCACCTTGGCTGATAACATCCAAAGCTCGGTCGTAAATCCGGATGAAAGCTAATGGACCACCGGCACACTTGTTGGTACTCTTGACATTATCGTCCACGGGTCGGATGTTTGAGAAGCTAAACCCACACCCACCTCCGGACTTCTGCACCAAGGCCGCATCCCTTAGCGTGGTGAAAATGCTATCCATACTGTCGTCTATTGGAAGCACGAAACAGGCGGATAGCTGCCCTAATTCTTTGCCTGCATTTATTAGTGTAGGCGAATTCGGCAGGAATTCCAAATTCGTCATTATCTTATAGAACTTCTCTTCATACTCAACTGCTGACTCGTAGCGCTCGGCTCCGGCTACTGTACGAGCTACCCGTTCAAACATCTGTTCGGGGCTTTCTATGACATTACCTGCATTATTGCGCGTCAAGTAACGCTTTTCTAAGACTTGAATGGCACTGGATGATAGGTTCATTGAAACTCCTCCGACGGTTTATTTTATCTTCTCAATGTTCTTGTCGTGTTCCCAAAATCCGGACACGAAGTAAATTTCCTTGAAACTAAACTTGTCCGATGTCAGGTAGTCAATGAACTCTTGACGCTCCACTGGCAACAGGTAATCGGCAAAAGTCAGGAACAGAACATTTACGCCGTTTCTTCGCACCGCCATTTCAAATAGGTACTTGCTGAAGGTAAAGACTCTCCGGACGCGCTTGGTTACTGAAGTCATCTCCAAGACCTTCTTGCCTATTTTCTGGGAAAGCTCCTCCCAAGTAATCTCTTTTGAGTCATAGAAGGTGTCTCCGGAGTAACCCGCAGGGACATTGCCTACCCTAATTGGATAAGTTCGGGTAACGCCAATGACATCTCCTACAATACTCGCCGGTATGTCAAGGTACGCGAGAGCCTGCCCTACATTCACAATACGGCTCGTAGTGAACGGATACAGCTCGCTATCTACAGACAGACCATAACCCTGTGGGACTTCGCATAAGCCAGTATAGCCGTGCTTACCAATCCGATTTAGGATTATGTCCCCTATATGGAAGTGGCTGTATTTATCAAGCTCCGGACAATCCTTAACGAGCTTAATCTTCTGTGAACGCATAGCCTTGAGACCGATAGCCGCGCCCGTGCCCTGAAAGGTAGAAGCTATATATTGCAAGTTCTCCCTCTCATATTCCTTACAATATTCATTAACCACCGGTGCTGTAGCAGAGATTAAAGTCCGGCCGCCAACATCAAATTCAGCAATCTCCTTCAGCACAGTTTCTAAGCTCACGACGGTCCCGGAGCCGAGCAAGATATTGGCATCCTTGCAGAAAATGCCAGATGTGGGCAACATCTTGACTACTTTGGTCTCTCCTTTATAAATTACCGAATGTCCGGCATTGGGCGAATGGTTAGCTATTGCTAAGTCCAACTTGTTCTTAGTCCCAAGGTACGCCGCAACATTCCCTTTACCACTTGAGCCAAACGCAAGGTCAAGTAGCACATTCAATTTTCCCTCTTGCACTTTATCCTCCTTTTGCTATTTTCTTAACTATCTCAACAACCTCTTTATATTTAGTCCCTGTAGTACCAACATACTGCTCGCCCTCTTTCCAATGGGCAAAAGCCCAAGCTCCTTTCACGAACCCGTCAAGCCATTCAACCGACTTGCCTTTGCACATATCCCTTAAAAACGACTCAAGATTGCTCATTAATTACCCTCTTTACATTTCAATCTAAGCATTTTATTAGCTACCTTTTGACAAAACTTTTCTTCATCCTCAAACTTCTTCCAATCTACCTCTCGCTTCTCCGCACAAATGAGGATATGGCGTTTCCTTATCCTCATTGCCTTCTCTATGTCATTCCTAAAATTTTTAGTAAGTTTAATCACCTTTAACTACACTTTAGTACTTCTTCAAGCTTCTCGGACTGCCCCCAACGAGTACCGAGCTTGCAGTCAACCGGAAACTTGACTTTGAACCCTAAAATATTCGGCACTCCAGACATAATGCCAGAGACCGTATCCACAATATGCTGTAGCTTGTCTTTTTCTATATCCAACAGTATTGAGTCGTGCACCGAGTGAATTAGATACACTCCTTTATTAAGGAGGTCCTCCTTAGTCAGCCGGTCGCAGATTTGAATGAGCGACGAGAAAGTTATGTCGGCCGCAACTGCTTGGATTGCGTGATTTCCAGCTTCACGCTTACTGTCCGACATATTGTGCCTGTGTAGGATAAACTTACGCGGACGCCCGAAAATGGTTGAAATGCAGCTATCCTTAATCAGAGCCGCGTGCTGTCTCCTAATAAAGCTATCTATGCTTGAGAAAATATCAAAGAACCTATCCAAATAAGCTTGTGCCTTCTGCTCCGGTATTCGGAGCCGGACACTCATTTCGCCCGCGGACGCACCAAATATCGCACCGAAGACGCAACCCTTAGCAATCTGCCTCTCCTGCTTAGTGATACTGCTAATTGCCTTATTGAATACCAGAGAAGCAACGAAGGTATGGATGTCTTCGCCCTTAGCAAATGCCTCAAGCATTTTGACATCCCGCGCAAGCTCGGCAACAATCCGGACTTCTTGCTGTGAATAATCAAATTCAGCCATAACCGAACTCGGAGACCTTGAGATGAACAAGCGCCTCAAGGGGTACTTATCCAAGACCTCAATACCGGTCTCATCCCTCGGAATACCCTGCAAGTTGGGGCGCAGGCAAGCAAGCCTAAATGATTGTATCCCATAATGCTTGTAGTTGGGATGAACAAAATCTTCTTGGTCCAAACTGTCCTCAATAGATGGTACGAAATAAGCCAAAATATTTGCCACCCTGCGTGCCTCATAGAGTAGCTTAACATCCGGCACTTGAGACGCATAAGCTTCCAAGACTTCCTTGTCCGTGCTTGGATTGCCCTTCTTTAGCCCTTTCGCTTTTTGAGCAGCCGTAGGGTCATTAAACTTTATGGGCTTCAGCTTCAGAGTTTGGAATAGCCACTTGCTCACTTGGGGCACAGAGTTAATGCTGGTTATACCGTGCTTGTCAAGGAAGAACTTCGCCAAGTCATTGTACCTGCCCTCAAAGGTCTTACGATAGGAAGCAAGGAGCTGCGTGTCTATCTTCATACCGGAGCATTTCATAACCACCAAGACCGGCAAGAGCCGGACTGTAACCTTATCAAATATTGCCTTAGGCTTAGCCGGTAGCTTATCGTATAAGCCGTTATACAAAACCCTCGTGCAGTAAGCATCCATACAGTTGTAATTGCGTAGCTCTTCGGTCTGGGCATTCAGGTAAAGATTGCTCTCTATGGAAGATTGGAACTTAGCTTTATATTCGGCAAGCTCCGGCATATAGCGCATTGTGATGGCTTCAAGGCTGTACTCAAGGTAAGTGTTATCGTAGATAAACGCTAAAGGAAAGAGGTCGGTGTAGTTGACGACCTCTATACCATACTGTTTGAAACTCGTGACATCAAACAGTATGTCGGCAAAGACCTTTTGGACTTTGCCGTCCTTTAGGATATCAAGAAGTACTCCGAACTCTCTTATATCCTTTTCTCTGCCGTCAAAGAAGTAGGTTGCTTTGTCACAGCTCACCGCAACCGTGCCTATGATAAAATTCAGGCTGAACATATCAAGCGAGTTGGTCTCAATATCAACTCCGATACGCTTTGAGCTCATCACATCACCCAAGAACTGCATTTTAACATTATCAGTATAGGTAACAAAGTCTTTGATTGTATCGTTGGAAGTCCCACCGAACACAGACTTCAGGGCATTGTGCAGTTGAGTGATGTATCTGGGCTTCATATGGCTATTTCTCAAAATAAAGGAAGGGTGGTCAAAGGTCATTACAATCAATTGACCGTACTCCGGCCGCATTTTGACGAGCCTTTGGAATTCCTTCTTAGCCGGTACGCCAAGAACCATAACTATTTTGGGGTGGTAGTTGTCAACTATGAAAGAGAAATCCTCTCTAAACCTGTCCCTGCAGCAACGGATTTCTTCAGAGGTCGGCACTCTGTCCTTTTTCTCCACAACATCCAAAGGACGGCAGAGCAGGACATTGATATAGGCTATGTTCGGGGAATACTGCGTTAGGATTGGGTTAATTAGGCTTCCGGAGTCACCAATAAAAGGTCTGCCCTTCTCAACTTCTTGCCATCCAGGGCTTTGACCCAAGACCAAGATATCAACTACCTCATTATTGGCTATATAGGACAAGACTTTTGGTGTCCCGTTCAATCCGCAATTTTTGCACTCGGCTTGGTTACAAAATTCGTCAATCTTAATTATGGAAGACATCTGTGCTCACCTCTTAAAAACTTTTATTATACCACAAATTTGCAAGCTTTGCAAGTAGTTCAATGGATTACATTTACCCTATTTTGTCAATGCTGATATCGTTAGCCTTGTCAGCGTCAGCTATCCACATCTTGGAATTCACATACATATCAATATAGACATCGCTCTTGCCTTCGCGGTGCTTAGTAAGGAAGAACTTGCTCACTCGGTCGGCTTCAATCTTGTCGGACAATGACAGTACTACATCGGAAATAAAGGCTTTGTCAATGCTCTCGCTCATATGGCTCATATCCACGGTCTCGGCACGCAGTCCTTCCCTATTTGATTGGGTTGCCGACCAAACCGGAATGTCCAAGACCTGCGCGAAAGCCTTCAACGAGGTAAAGATATCCGCCAACTCAAAGCGCTTTTCCTTCTGCTTGTTAGTTGAAGCCAAGAGGTCGGAGTAGTCAATGAAGACTTGGTCAAACTTTATGCCATCCGCAGCGGCCTGATGTACTACCGAGTACAGGTAATCAACCGTGATTGACTTGACCGGTCGGTAGAAAATCTGAAATTTCTTGTCCACAGCCTTGGCAAGTTTCCCGATAGAATTGTAATCAATCTGCATATTGAGTGCTCCGGACAACAGGAACATCACGCGCTTCAAGATTGAGAACTCCGGCATTTCAAGGGTCACGAACAGGACATTGTGCCTCTTCATCCAAGAGTACAGGGCAAAATTTAGGAGTGTCATAGTCTTGCCGTAGTTAGGGGGTGCAAGGATTACCCCAAGTTGACCGCCAGCTAAGCCACCGCCCAAGGTCTCGTTCAAGAACCCTATATTGGTAGGTATGTGGTGTCTGGTCTCCCCCAATTTCATTATATGCTCTGACTCGTCAATGCCTACCCCATACAGATGCTGGTCTTGTAGAGCACTCATTTGCACCTTGAAGATGTCCGTGACTATGGCTGAAACATCCACATCCGACCCGCCCTTAACCTTCTCATAGGAAGCCATAAAGATATTCTCAAGGCGTCTAAGCTTCACATACCTACGGAGCTCGTTTAGGACAAAGACAGTGTCAACTGTTTGGGTGTAGATAGCATTCAGAAAGCCAATGATTGTTTGGTCGTCCGAGACATTACGGTCGCGCTTGTAAAGGTGAAGCAGTTCTGGGTGGGTTGGTACTCGGTTGTATTCTTGATAAAACTCCCTAATTAGGTCATAGACTTCGGCTGACAGCGTAGAGGAGAAGAGCTTTGCGTCGGCGACCCCAAGTACCTTTTGAAATATTTCTGTATCTTTAACTACTGCAGAAAGCAGTTGTAATTCATAGATGTCGGTCGTAGAAGCCATTTATTTTTTGTTATCCTTAATAGGGGAAGAGCCGGTTACAACACTTTTCTCAATGAAGGCAGTTATTTCGCCCTTTTCATTCTTTTCCGTGACTGTCTCTGTCTCAACTTCATACCTCATACCGTCATAGCAGATTACCGATTTCATATCCTCAATCCCTTCATAAAGTCAATTATATCACTAAGACAGCCACTACTGAACACACAATCTTGAGCAGGGAAGAAGCAATACTGTCTCCACTGCCCATACCATTTAATCGTACCTATTGTACACCCAGAACACTTATTTATAATCCGCCACACCGTGGTCTTAGGCTTCTTCTCAACTAATTCAAATATCATATACTTATACACAACAGGCATACTAAACTTTCACGCTAAGCAATCCCTTAATAAACTTCTTAGTAAGCTTTTGCTTGCCATCCAACATCTGTAAGAGCCTGGTCCCAAACTCCCCTTCGGGTATCAAGACCACGGAAATGACATCCTTAGTCCTGCCCATACGGTGAAGCCGGTCAACGCCCTGCAAGAACATTCCGCCGCTCAACGGAACATCAAACCAAATGGCAAAATCGTAAGCCTGCAAGTTCAAGCCACGGCTGTCGGTCTGCATTTTGCAGAGCCTGCCATTGCCACTAAAATCTGATAACATTTCATAGCCGGTGTCAAACATAAACCACAACAGGTAATTGCTCTTGCCCTTCAATGCACCGCGCAGAGCCTCAACTTTGGGGTTCGGGTCGTCAAAATACACCGGAAACACAGGTATCTTTTCGTCCTCGTCAATAATCTTGGAGGTCTTGGTGGTGTCCGGAACATACACGAAGTTATCCACTATTTGCATAATCTTAGAGTAAGCAGCCAGCTGGTTCTTGACCACAATGTGCACCCTCTCGTCTTGGTACTCGCCAAACTCCTGCAGGGCATTAATCATACCGCGCTGATAGTCGCTAAGCTTGTACCTAAGTATTAAGGTCTCCTTCTTAACGCTCTTGGGTACAACCTTTTCCTTATCCACTATATAGACCACATCCTTAATCTTCTCAAGTATCTGCTCAAACGAGCCCTTCTTAGGGATTGTCCGGATTATGTGGTTGTGGTGTTTGATTACAGTGAAGTGCCGGTAGAGGAAGGAAAAGTAATTTGAGCCCAAGGCGTCCGTAATGAGCGAGAGCATATAAATCTCGTTCATTTTGTTCTCCACAGGGTAGCCTGCGAGCAGGAGCACCCTTTCTTTGGCTTTAATTACTTCGGAGAGGTTCTTGTAGCGCTCGGTCTCGGTGTCGGCTATACAGTGAGCCTCGTCAAGGACTATGACCTGATAATCAGCCAATGCCTCAACATTGTTCTTCACCCAATCGTAAGAGACAAGCAAGACCTTGCCATATGTCCTACAATCGGTTGTTATATCCACGCCAACCCCAAACTTGGCATTTTCTTCCTGCCAAACCCTCTTGTTGATTATTGGGGCAGGAGCTATGATTACCGCGGGCTTGTCTAAGACTTTAAGGTACAGGAGCGAGCAAATGGTCTTGCCAGCACCGGTGGGAAGCAATAGCGCCGACTTATGACGGTTCAACGCAAACTTGACTGCTTCCTTTTGATAGGGCTCAAGTTTATAGTCCTTCATAAGAGTCCCCCATAATCCTTACCCAATGAATAGAAGTCTTAAAAAACAATTCAATATCATAATCTGATGGGTCTTTGCCCGACCGGTCATCATACATCAATATACCAATGGTAGTCAATGGCAACTTAGCCGCAATCTGTGCGACCAACTTCTTAGCACTGTCAAAAGCATCCACATCAAGAGAAATTATCAAATTGTCAACCTTGACTGATGCGAGCTGCTTCAGTTGGTACTGTGAGACATCCTTACCCAATAGCACCGCAACATCCCTGCCGGTCTTGAAGTAAGGAATTGCGTCAAAGCACCCCTCAACCAAGTACAAAGCATTGTAGTCCTTCTTCTTAAAATACATAAAGGGTCTCAATGAAGCAGAGCCCACGGGGTTCAAGGTCTTGGGTTCTACGAAAGGCAGGAAAGAGCGCGCCAAGAAGTAATTATTGAGCTCGTCAATGAACACCACCCTACCAAAGAGCTTGTCCACACCGAGCTTGATATTCAAGTCTTTAATCAACTTGTCGGTAACTTTCCTTTTATGTAGATAGTTCAATGCGGCCTCGGAATAAATGCCGTCATTGTAATCTTGAGTATATTTCTTTAGTAGATTTTGGAATGTATCGGGGGGCTTGACCGGTGCTTCTACAGTTGCGGAGGTCTTAAGACCTGAAGAGTCAATCCTGAAACGCTCTATGAACCTTGAATAGCTTATCTTGTAATCACACCTGAAGCAGAAGACGAACTTGCCAGGGACAATGTATAAGTGGTACTTGGTATCCTTGGTCTTGCCTGCGTCTATGCAAAAAGGGCAACAAGCCGACATCGTTGTCCTTGTTGAGTTGTACCTAACCGGCAGTGTCTCCATTACAATGACCCTTTATGAAAACGGGTCGGGAGTTGGCTTTGGTCTTGAGGTAGCGTAACCGCTTTTTACAGGACTTCACCTGCCCCTTAGCATTCTCCAACCCCCGACGAGTATTACTTAGATTTTGTCAAGTTTTTCGTTTAATTCGTCAATAGATACTTCTTCAACTACAGCCCCTTCTTCGGTGGCAGGTGCTGCGCTATGTGCGCGGGCAGGTCTGCCCTCTCCTAAATCTTCCGGAGAAGTTGAGAGAATGGCTTTTTTGGTATCGGCGAGTATCTTAATTAACTCGTCGTAGCTCTTCTCTTTAATCTCTTTCTTTAAATCGTAGGCTTCCTCTCTCCATTTCGCATAGAGTTGAGTGAGTGAAGAAGTCTTGACTTCTGGGCGTGAGTCGTCATAATTTGGATAACCGTCCACCGTCTTCTTTATGATAATCATATTGTGACCGCGTTCAGGGTCAAGAAGAGGCTTGAACTCCTCATCATCCATATACGACTTGATTTTACGAGCCAGAGTCTTGCCGAACGCATACTTCTGAACTCCTTTTTCTATGTCCGACAAGTCAATGATGTTTGAAATGATGCTGGTGTAGCCTTTAATACGCTTGGCGAGCTTGATATCGTTGTCGTCTTTGGTGTTGTAAAGCTGAAAGACGAAATTGCAAATAGGGCACGCCTTGTTATGGGTCAACCGCGCGCAGTACACCGTGTCTCTCAACGAGAGCCCGACATTGGAGTGCACCCCACCCAACACGAACGGGTAAGGAGTAACCCAATCTGAAGGCAACACACCGCCAATAGGTAAGATACGGATAATATTCCTGCCGTCTTTTGGCTTCCAAAAGTCACTCTGGCCGCCACCTTCAAGGAAAGAACCAAACACTGCGTCTGCGTCAGCCGGTCCCGGAGCCTTCGGTTTTTCCTCTTTATTAGCCGTAACTTTTGCGCTTACCGTTTCCTTGACAGCAGGCTCTTCTTTGTGCTCTACTGCCGCCGCACCGGTTTCCTTAGCCGGTTCAGCTATTGTTTCTACCTTCACATTACATTTGGACTTGATTGCCGGATTAAGACTGTCGGTAAAAGTCTTAACTTTAGCAAAATCAGTCTCCGGACCAAACAACACTTCCCCATTGTTAATTACTGTGTACCTTTTTGCCACGGTTCCCTCCCTTTCCTTAGTTGTACCTACTTCACCTTTGACTTTAATTCTTCAATCTTCTGCTTGTATTTCTCAATCTTGTTGAGTAGCTTTTGGTTCTTAGCCTTGGGTTGCAAGATAACAAGAGTCCCGTTGACTTGAAACCAAACCTTCCTGCGATTTTGTAGCATTTTGATTTGACGCTCGGTGAGGTACTTCTCAATGATTTTCTGACCTTGCTTCTTAAAGATTTTGTGTTTCATATTCGGCTTCCATCTCCTTTACTTTGGCGCGCATTTAAACTGGTTTATTGTGGGTAGGCTTGCTTGGTGAGACACGCCAAAACTCACGAACTTCCTCAAGACCCCCGCACACATCCGCACACACCTCCCTCAAAAATTCCATTTTACCACAGCTTTTTCAATTTGTCAAGTAGTTCGGTAGGTCATATTTATGGGCTTTGATAAAGGTTTTTATGCTGAAGCCATTCTTGAAACACCCAACCTTTAGGGTGCTTACGCTCACCATCAATCACCTCAAATTCCGCTTCATACTCCTTAAATAGCAGGTGATACAAAGCGTCTTGAACTTTAATGCTCATTTCAGTCTCCTTTATTTAACTGGCAGGGGGATTGGCTGGTTTTCCCGTTCTGCGATGGTATCATAGGGTTTACGCTCCGTCATCAAATCCCCACCAGTAGAAGTAAGGCTCTGGTCAACCACGCGCTACCCACCACGGCTTCACGACCCCAATCTGGTTCGGCTAACCGTGCCATCCAAGACGAACACCACGTGTGTCCATCTTAGCCTTGCCCGTTGTAAACCTTACTTCGTTTTATTGACACTTTACATTTAACCTTATAAGCAAGAAAAAGAAAGCCCGTTTTCCATACCGCAATAAAAACCCTCTTCATACTTTGTGCGTCTTTTTTCTTTGCATAATTACCAAAGCTATAAGGTTCTGCCCTGTTTGATTGTTTTACAATTACTTCATATAAGTATTTCATATTTATTGGAACTTAGAGTCGGCCGCAAATTTGCGGAGCTCCTTAATCATTTGTTCCTCACGCTTAACTTCCTGTGCCCATAGCTTCTCGTCACGCAGGGCAAGCACATTTCTCGTAACAAGCTCTGCCAACTTCTTTGGCTCTATGGCATCAAGCTCCCAAGAGGACTCCCCAAACTTGCGAATATACTCCCCCGACCGGCTATCCGTAGTCTTCGCAGGGTTCTCCGGTGGATTGAATTTCCGAACTTGGTCTATGTTTAGAGCAATCCGGTTGACATCCACGCTGTCCTCTTCCTGCAGGAACAGGTTCATACGCTCGGCGACATCCCTGGTCATATCAATGCCTGAAGGGTCGTGGTCGCCGAGGTAAATAATATAAAGAGTCTTGCCGGTCTCGCGCCTGCTCAAGTACCTCTTACTCGCCTCATACATAGCCGAGGCTGAAGAGTAGCCCTTATTGGCAGAGAACGGCACATCCAAGGCTCTGCAGACCGGAACGAGTACGCCCTCAAGAGCTTGCTTCTCAACCATAACCTCAACATAGTTGGGCTGTGCGTCCCACTTGTCAATCTTGAACTGCTGGGAGCAGGAGAGCAGGATGTCTTTAGGGTTGTCCCAATGAGCGCTCTGTATCATTTCCCTGCCTCGGTCTTTAATGACATCCCAATCAATAAGACCGGCTAAGCGCGCGTCATTGACGAGGCTTCCAATGTTCTTATAGCTACGCTCCGAGTTGGGGATTACATTTTTAGACACTAACTGATAGTAAAGCTGCCGGAGCGACAGGTCATAGCCTTGAGATACATAATCATCAAGAACATCCGAGATAATACCCAAGAGCCTCTGGCTCTCCGCAGTAAACTTCCGTTCCTTAAATTTTTCTCGCATTTTTTCTCCTTGGCGGTATGCCAATCCTTTGGTTAGTAATATTCTCGGCTATTAAATACAAGGCAATTTCAGTCTCTTGAAGAGTCAACTCTCTATATTGTTTAGTAATTCTAAGCCTCTCCAATAAATTCTTCTTTGCCTTAAGAAGCTTGCACTCCAGAACACATATCTTAA